GAAATCCAATATTCTTCATGCTACCTTTGTAGAAAACAAGAATATTGTTTATAGAATCATAACAATAGGTTTCCTTTTTAATCTCTGAGTCATCTACTATTAGCAGATAATCTCCTGTGTTTATAATTTTGTGTTCCATCATATTAAGTTTTTAAATACATAATCAAATGCTGCTGAATAGGCTTCTTGTGGTGATTTATAAACTGCTAATATACCACCATCTCTAATCAATTCTGTAAATAAATTATGAAGTCCTTTATGTACTGTTTTTATAGAAAGATGATATATAACTCTTTGTGTATCATAAAAATCTTCTTCATTATCAGGAAGAATTATAATATGAACACCATGTTTAACTCTTAACCATTCTACTACTTGCCATTGTTGAGGAATAGGTATCATATTTTCAAATACATTAAAGTATGAATATAACTTAACTTCACCTGTTTGTTTATGATAATATTCTTTTTCATCACAGTGTTCATTATATGAAGTAGATAAATTAGCACCTTTTTCTACAAGTATCTTAGCTTGTTCAAAGGTTACGTATGCTGGTTTTATTTCCATATTACTTTATATTGGTTAGAGGGTAAGCGTTTAGAATCGATTGTTTATTTTCTTCTGACCTACAAACATATTCATTAAAATCTCTATAATAAGCCTTTTCGCTTGCTTGTTTAAGTGCCGCTTCTACATGAAGTTTAGCAAATTCTTTAGCAAACTTTATCATATCTTTATGAGAGTGTAATGCTATTTCTTTTTCAATCATTGGGCAAACTCCATAATGTTGAATATAAAAATCTTCTATTGTTGGTATTTTATGTTCCATATTATTCATTTTTATCTGTTAATCTATATTCTAAGTAGCAATAGCCACTGTAAAACATTAGTGTTGTGTAAAACCACCAATAACCTACTTTAACATCTGTTTTTTGAAGTATAACATCTAAGGCTACAATAATCATAAAACCAAAGAATAGTTTAAATAAGTATTTTATATAATACCACATACTATTTGTTTTTACAGATTTCTATTAGTTTATCTAAACAGGATTGTTCTGCTTCTTCATAGGTTTCGTAACTCCATTCTTCACCTGGGATTTGTAATGACCATTCTTCTATACCATTGGGTTTCCATATCCACCACTCATATCCAATACTTCCATCTATTTGTGTACATCCAACCCTTATCTCAGAGTAATGATCATGTTTCTCTCGAAACCATCTAAAGGCTTGTGAGTATGTTGGTTGAGATGTGTATGTAGAACTATTATAGTTTACGCCACTAAATTTTTGCTCGTTTGTTCTTAAATCAGAACACCTCATAGGAGTGCTACAATTATCAAATGCAAAAAAGCAAGGTTCATCAAAACCTAACTCTTTAAGAGCTAGTGCTTGTTTATATGTAACAAATTCTTTTTCCATAGTTATTTTTTTATAAAGGTTACTGTTAATAGGTAGAGCTAGAGAGTTGTGGTGATATAGTATCTTACCATTATCTGAGAAACCTGTTATGGTTAGTACTTCCCCCAGGGTTACAGTACTCAGAGATCTATCTCCTAGTTTATCAGATATGATTATGATCTTATCACCAACTCTAAGCTCTATACCTTTGTGGTTTGTTACTACTTCCATAGTAGCAGAGACAGGATTCGAACCTGTATAACCTATAATAGTTGGTGTAAGTTATTTAATCCATTAGATAAGGTAATCAATCCACTAACCAACATTGATAATCCCTCTCTTCTAACTTCTGCGTCTACCATTCCGCCACTCTGCTATGTGCTGTCTTTCCAGCTGTCATAGCTTATCTTGCAGCTAACCGTGTTCCCTTTTCTCCAGAGACCAATAGCACCCTATTATACTTTGGGTACACCGAGTAAGGATGAGAAGTCCTCTGTGTTGTGCACTTTTAGCCTAATAGGCAGTCTGTACCTTTCCTCAATTCCTTTCTCAAGGGAACAACACATACTTGTCTTTCCAAGCTGTCAACCAGTGCACGTTCCTACAACCTTAGAGTTACCTATTGGTAGGATGATGCTCCGTTACTATTACTTCACGGTTACTCTCCCTTACCTCCTAAGAGTATGGGCTACCACGTCGTTGTGTTGGATTTCTGCGCAGTCAGGACAGGTTCTGCCCCTGCATTAAGAGAAAATCATAACTCTTGTGTTGTCTTTACACTACCTGACTAGCCTCAGTCTATCCTGATGTCACCTTGCTCCGCAGGTATTAGCCTGCATTGCTCTTGGTTGTGCAGTTTTATATTACCCCCAGACTGCTACTGTGCTAACATACGTTTTAGCTAAGTATTTTGCTCCTGATTTATACAGAGGAGACTTAGGTCTTCGATCCATTATGGTGCACCATAAGAAGGCTAATGATTATAGCAAAGTTAATATATTTTGTGTATTATTACACTACTTGATACTACTACACCATCTTCATATAGTCTATCAAGTGTTACCACTACATTATAAGTATCCCGGGCTTGTATCTTATCAGATACATACTCTTTACCTGTAGGATATGTAGTGCTTCTGTCCACACCAATATGCATACCACGCATATAGCCAACCTCATAAGCATCTATCATATCTTGTTTAGTAAAGCTGAACTCTATCTTAGATATCTTCCTCTCTATCTCCTTGATATCTAAGGGTAGAACCTTAGGATTCTTAAGTTTTTCTACAGGATTTGTAGAAGCTCACTCTACTAGGTCGGGAGACGGAAGTCATGTTACTCTGTTTTTAACACAACCAGTTTAACCCATGGTGTGATCCGGGGAGCTTACAAGTATTTACCCACCCATTGTATTCCTTGGGCGGTGGTGATTGTTTTAGGTACTTTTATAGGTTTTAGATTACTAACTCCAATATCCATTAAGTCAGTACTGTAAGTACCATTACCTTCATGTGATATTTCATCTTCACTAACAAACTCTGTTGGGTATTGGTGGAGAGATTGGATGATTTCATCCGCATTAAAAAAGATAAGAGTAGAATCATGTTTGGAAGTAGTTGCCATATCAATAGCCTTTCTAATATCCTCCTCTGTGTACTTATACTTCTCACGGGCTTTGTTGTAGCCATTAATAAATGCTTTAATTTCATAGTCATCGTTTTTATCATACCATCCTACTTCACCTTTTGCCAAATCCTCAACATAATCCTCAATAGGTGGTAGTAAGTCTACACCTTGTAAGATGGGTGAACCGTTGAGTGGGAGATGAGCTATAGGATCACCTATCTTAGAAGAGTCAAGAGGGTCTGTCTTTGACGTATCCATTATAAACAGATAGTTACCTGTGTGTACGATCTTGTGTGTCATAGTTGTTTGTTTAAAGCTTTAATAAGTGCATCTGCTTGTTGAACTGAATATTCTGAAACAGCGTCATTTTTATTTTCACCTTTATAATCATATGCACAAGCAATTTGTAGTTCTCTATTACCTAATATTCCTTGCATAGCCATAGCTGCAAAGTATTCACGTTTGGTAAGTCCTTCTTGTGGACTAAATTCCTCGGGAACACCATGATCAACTACTTTAGAATATGGTCTTGCAAATGTCGGTTCGTTTGGTTGTGTCATACAGTGTGGTTTTAGTACAGATCCTCACTAAAGAGACCTATACTTGGGTTATATAATTTATCTACGCTCACCTGGGCAGCGTTGGTAGCTATCTCCAGGGCTTCCAGTCTGTCAACAAACCGGTTGGTGTTGGTAAGAAAACCCTGTACGGATTCTCCTACACCATCTGGTGTAAACTGTACGGACCGGAGTCCGGATAGTGCACTGGTTGTACTTATACAGTTACCATGTCTATGACCACACACTACCACGCCCTGGTCTATGTTCTTGGGTCGGTGTACTTGTGAGGGTAGTTCTTTATACCATATAGCAGCACAGAGGATATACTCGTTCATAGGTTTACAGTTTAAAAAGTTAATAAGCAGGAGGGGTAGCTAATCCCCTCCTTAATGGTAGTACTTGCATGTACAGCATATGTACACTGAGCTGTACCTAGGCTTTCCTCTCCCCTCGTAGTCAGGACAGGACTATATTCTATACTTTTCATAAGTATCTCTTTGAGATTTTCTATGTGGGTATAGTTTAACAGTCTTACCTTTAATATCTTTTACTGGTATTTTATACCAAGCATTTTCAGGTATAACATAGATAGCTACATAATCTATATCTTTAGAAGAATACTGTTGTTTAGAATCAGCTCCGGAACAAACAAGACAGTTATAGCAATCCATACCTGATGATGTTTCTTTTCTTCTTGTTGATTTAATCTGTATTCTTTGTAGCTCTGTACCAGTATCTACAATTAAATCATACTTTGCATTATCACCAAAAGGTTTAGATACTGTATATCCTAACTCATGGTTTAATAGCATAAATCTTAACTCAGTAGTGTCACCCTGTTGTTTCATAGTATTTATATTTCTACAAATATACAAAACTTCAGGGCAACACACAAACCTGAGTTAATAGTCATGGACAGGATTCGAACCTGTATGCACATTGAGCGGTTTACTTACTGCTTAGTTATGGGCATCAGTACACTCTTTTCGTTCGCATTAATTATCTCTAGGTGCTTTCAACTATTCCCCGTAGATAATGCTGCTTGTGCTTACACCTTAGCGTCTACCATTCCGCCACCTGACTATTTTAGTAGGACTCAGCAACGCCAGTCCCCCCGTATCTCCTACCTCCTGGGTTTTGGTACCCGCGTTCATCCTGTGTAGTTTCGGTGTAGGTCTACAAGCAATCCTCAACCTACCACAGCACCAAGTTGCTTGCTGTTGCTTCTTTAGTTAGTCTAAGATTACCCAATCTTCAGATAACATATCTGTTTGAGATGCTAACCAACCAGTAAGGATTTTCTTATCCGCGGTAAACATCCTGATGCTTCCTAATGCTTCAAAGGTTTCTCCACCTACTTCTTTTTCTATAACCTCTCTAAGAGCCGGGTCATGGATAGCTTTTACTGGTACTATACCAGCGGGTAATAAGAATAGAAACATGTTTTTACCGTTCCATCCTTGTCTTGCTACTCTCTTACCTTGCTTTAAGGCTTCAATAGCTTGTCCAAAATTTAGATTTTGTGTCATGTAAATGTGGGTTTTATAACTCCGCCCAGAAGTATTTTTAATAAGTTATGACCAGGACCAGAGGCTGTGAGTGGTATTACCGCGAGAGCCAGTACTCACCTAACTCTCCCCTAGCTCAGCTACGCCAGCAACATGTCCTCAGAGATGTCTTTTTAGGGATGTTTCAACGGCACAGCATTACCTGAATACCTTTTCCGCTTGTTCTCCTGGTCAATGTTATAATACTTGTACTTGTTCTTTCTCTTCCTTCTTAGCTTCCTCTAGAAGTCTATCTAGAGTTTCCTCTATCCAGTCATCTTTTTTTGGTAACAAAGGAAGGAAGCGAAACGCTGCAAAATACTGATAAGGAAAACAGTCGTCGATGTTTATTTCCTCAAGTTTAAAACCTAACATTCCACCCTGTATATTTAGTCTTGCAACTTCTATTACAGTGTAGACTTGGTCTTTCTTAACCCACCGGTTAATAGGAATACCATCCGGTCTGTTCTTATCATTGATACATACTACTTTGAAACGTATATTCATAATTACTTAAGTGTCCATCCTTTAGCTACCAGAAACCTTTTGCACATAGGACAGAAGTCCTTTTCTTTTTGCATTGTGTTCTTACCTTTTGCATCTTCCAGTATACAGTAAAGACTTGAACAATGATCAAGACCAAAAGTGTGACCTAGTTCATGATAAGCTGTTGTTAAGAGTTGTTCTTTCTTTTTACCTTTAGTTAGTCTGTAGGGTGATATAACACATTCTCTTCCTGGACAGTGACCTAAACCAAAGATTCCCCAGTAAGGATTACCGTTCTTCTCTGAGAATATATCTTTATCTGTTACTCCAAGATAATCTTTGTTGTTACTATACCTAAATAAATCTTCTAAGAGACTATCAGCACAGTATCGTCCTTTATGTTCCGCTCTTTTTGGAAGTTTTCTAGGTTCTCCTACCTCGACTACAGGATATACTTTTTTTATTCCTTGTTCTAAATAATCAATATACTCTTGAGGAACTGTTTCGTATGGTTGTATAACAATACTTGAGTAATAGGGTTTCTCAATTATAAAAGATAGGGTAATTAATGATAGTGCAATTAAAACTAGTTTTTTCATACTATTTCCATGTTATCCGCTGCACCATCTATCATATCGCTCGGATTCCATTCTGGATTTGTACATTCTTCTTTTACTAGATGACCTCTTTGTTGCGCATCTTTTCTAAGGTTACGATGATATTCTTCTTCATCCATAAGCATAGTAGTCATTTCAGGACCAGCAACTGGTATAAAGTTTTCATCACATGCAAATGCGTCAACATCCAGTTGTTCTCCGTTTAATACAGTCATGAACTTTAATCTTACGTCACGACCGTCTTTGTGAAATTTGATAGCTGTACAGGGCATAGTTTAACTTGATTTTACTTTCTTACCACAGTGTACACATCTCCAGGAAGAAGTTCCAGTCTTACGACCAGAACCTTTTATTATCCTGAAGGTGTGCTCACATGGTTTGTTTTGGTTATTTGTTGTTGTTGTGTCCATTTAAGGACACTAAGTTAAGAAATTCTCCAGATTCTAGAATTAACTAACTCACCATTTCCATCTTTAAATACTCTCATAGTGATAGCAAAGTTCTTTGGAACATTTTTATCTTCAGTAAGAAGACGTCTAACTTTTAATACAAGGTTAGTTACTTCGTTAGGTTTACTAGCTGCAGATTTAGGAATCACAACTGATACGTTTTTATCAACAGGTAACTTTTTAACTTGCTCTAGAAGTTGTAATGCTACAATAGCACCACCTCCACGATTACCTATTAAGGTAACACCTTCTTCGATAACAAAAGGGTTATCACCATAGACTGTTGAATTGTTTTTTACTAGATCAACTGATATTGATCTGCGTGTGTAAGTACGTTTTGCTTTTTTCATTTTACTTAAATTGTGAGCTTGATTACTTTACTTACACGTACAACAAGCTCGATTTTGTATGTATAAGATTTACTGGATTTCTACTGTCAGGTTATTATCTTGTAGATGATATTTCATCTTTTCTAGTTTAAGATAATTACCTTTTTTAATCATGCACTTACCCATGTTATGGGCTATCATAGCGCACTGTTCTGCTTGTATAGGATTGTGGTCACAAATTAAAGTAAGACACAGAATAACATGATCAAAGCTATTAACTTCATCATTATATAGTACTAAACTATTTTCTGCTGTACTTCCCGTTTCCAATTTTTCTTCTACAAGTTCTTCTACATCGGTTAAATTATTCATCTATCCAAGTTATTTTATGTTCATCAAGATCTGACAAAGCAGTCTCTACCCATTTCTCATCAACAGTATCCCTGTAGCATAAGATATGTATAGTAGCAACATCATCAGGATTAAGACGTAGCAACCTACCAATTCTCTGGTTACTTTTACGTTCATTACCATAAGCGTGCATGATAATACCTTCTTTTAGATTAGGAATATTAACACCCTCATTTAACTGAAGTACACAAGATAATTTATTAATGGTACCTTCCTTAAACATCTTAAGATTTTCTTCCGAATCTGGATTACCACTATGATAACTATAGACACATAGAGAGTCAGCTTGCTCTTTCTTATTAGCAAAGAGTATACACTTATCTTCTATTGCATCAAATAGTTTACGTGCTAGATGCATTTTACTTGGAAAATCTTGAAGTGCTTTCATGCGCATCACCGTACATATCTGTTCTTCTTTTTTACTAGAAGCATCATGTATTCTTTTAGTCCAATAGTTGTATGAAGATACTTCGGAGGTAAACCATACCTTTCCTTTGTTCTCTACTTTCATACGCTTTAATGGATCTAAAGACAATGTGTGCACTATAATTCTATAATCATTAAGAATCTTATCTTGTACTGCACTTTTAGTAATGTAAGAATAGATTATTGGACAGAACCTACTTACCATCTGACCTTTCTCTGAGTTAGAGAACTTAGGTGGAGTACCGGTTAGTCCTACAATCATACCCTTATAACCATTTAACCATGGTTCATGAGTAAACTTTAAGGAGTGACATTCGTCGAGGTAGATAATGTCAAAGTCAAAGTCTTTTTTTACCAAAGATATATAGGTTGAGAACTCTATATGCGGTAACAAATAATCTAGACCAAACTTTGTAGCATCATCTTGCCACGAAGTAAAGATGCTCACCTTAGGTGCTACAACTAAAACTCTTAATGTGTCTGTATACTGGGTTGACATATGTCTAAGACCTAATAAAGTCTTACCTACACCCATAGATACAGCTACACCAGCTCTGTTGTGATTCTTTAGAGCATTAAGTGCTTCATCTTGTACTACATCTTTAGTTTTCATTATAATAATTCTACGTTTAAGGCTTGTGTACCTTTCTTAGCTGTTACTTCATCAAACTTAACCTTATCACCTTTTGTGATTTTAGTTTTGCAGTTAGATATATGAACAAAGATATTATTACCGGTCTCATCATCAATGATAAAACCAAAACCTTTATCTTCTTTCATAAATTTTACAATACCTGTTCTAATTGTTGTCATCTTCTACTTGTAATCTACTGGTTGAGAAGCCAAGTTCCCTGGCTTCATTGGGGTGTGTCTCAATCCACATGTGACAAGCACGACACACTGCTAGCCACTTACTTTCATCTAAATAAAGTTTACCTACCCTACCCGCTTTGTGGTGCACATCAGTTGACTGTGTAGTACAACACGATAAGTGCGCTTGACACACTGGGTAATTTTGTAAGAACACTTTTCTCACTTTAGAATACTGTAACTCTTGTTTTAATCTTGATGGAGAGCGTGGAGAAATAGGTTTTCGTCGAGTAGTTGGTTTATTGCTGCGACTAGACTTTGGCAACTCCAGTTTCCAGCAACCTTGACAATACCTATTTCCCCGGTGATTTTTCCAAATCACTTTCATCTCCCCACATCGATCACACATCTTTAATTTTGCTTTCATCATACGACTGGTACTTCATCATCATCATTCTGTACACCTATAGATTTCTTACCTATAAGTATACCGTTTCTAAAAGTTTTGTTTAACACTACTACGGCAGTGCGTATCTCAGTGATGTCATTCTTCTGTTTCATCATCTGTTTAAGTAACGCTTCTTCCATTTCGTTCTCTGGAGCTAGGAGTATATTTACTCCACCGTTCACTAAAAATTCTATCTGCATAGTTCTGCGGATTTAAGTTCATAAAAGTTTTTTGGTAGCACACCGGATTCAATAAGTTTATTAACTACATCTTTCTTATCTACACCCAAGTCTTTAAAGTTCATTTTATTAATGTACTTGGGATCAGTAACATCAACATAGTCGTTAAGAAGTTTAGTCCATAAAGGACTTTTCTTAAAATACTTTGAGAACAGAGTATTAAACATTTTATTAGTAAGCGTTTGCTTCCATAAATTTAACTCATTTTGCGCTCTCATGTGTACTTTTTCAATTCTTTCCTTCTTACTCTTATGCATAGTCTTCAATTCATCAGGTGCATATACTTTCAAACCTGATAATGCTCTACGATAAAGAAAGTTCTGATAGTTATTAAACTCATCTACTTCATATACAAGATATCTTTTACCCTTGTATTTGTTACCTTCTTGTTGGTACTTTGGTAACTTGCCGTCGTAAGTATGACGGTCTTTTCTGTTCTGTAATGTTTCTAGTTTTATCTGTGGAACCATTTTTATGTTTTTAAGTTATGTACATTAGGACTGCAGCACGAAAAAAAAAGAGCGAAGCTCCTCACGATTAGTGAGAAACTCCGCTCTATATATATGATCTCGTTAGAGATTATACGTTGAAAGTCGTGTTCTCATTTTCAGATCCCGCTTTCTCTTTCTCTTCCAAGAACGCAGCGCGTATAGCCTCTGTGTTATTGTGAGCAATAATCTCATCTTGCGTATTCTCGTTCATAGTGAACAAAGTCTTACGATAGATAGGCTCACCATCAAGGCAGCATACGATATTGCTTTTACCTGCAACTTTAAAGTCCCTATCTGGGTCTTTTGGGTTGAAGGGAGTTAAAGATTCGCGGATGACAATCTTACCAGGTAATTCCTGGTTAGTTTTCCAAGCAAAACTTTTCAAGTCAGATACCTTACCTGCAATAAGTGCAGATACAGATTTCTTACGAGCAAAGCCTGATTCGTCAAACACGATACGGTCTTGTACCACTCTGATGGTACCATACTCTGGGTTATTTTTTGAGATTACGATTACACTGCCAGTTTCATCACCAGCTACTTTTACTTTTGAATTCATGTTGCTTTTTTTGTTTATTGTTTATGGACTGTATTGTTTGCACATGACAAGATTAGAACAGTCCGTTAACTGATCTTGTCAAGTTTGTAATCACTATTTATGGTAGTGATTGTTTTATGATGGTTTATGAGTTTTCGATGTCCCCAGCATCGTCAGGTAAATCCTCGAAAGATTCTTCTGCACTATTATTTCCCATCGTACCAGGAGTAATAGAGTCATCCTCTATCTCATAGTCAAGTTCATTATAGAACGTCTTGTCTTTCGCAGGACCTTTTATAACTGATCCGTGAAACGGATTACGGGGTGTATGCTCTCCAAAGTCGATGCTCATTAGATACTGAATATCTGCATCTGTCATGTCGAGATACTGTTCAATCGTGATGTTGATTATTTTCCCGTTGGGCAGTTGATAAATCATGCGCACCAAATATAGTAATATAACTAATTCAGTGCAAGGGATTTAGGAGTAAATCTAAAAAATAGTTTTACTCCTACAGGTTATGGTTCCAATTCTAACCTATAAAAACTTTACCAAAAAGAATACCTACCGTGATAGTAAGACCAACGATAATAACATACAAGCTTTTAAGTCGATTGTTGATTTCTTCTAGTTCCGAATCATGATCTTCTACTGTAGCTTCTAAGGTCTTAAACTTTTCAAGGTATACGTATCTTTTCCTCTTCTTTTTTAAGTCTGTCGTTGAGGATAAAGACTTTGTTGTTTCTGCTGACATAATTTTTATTTTGAAGTTCCTTTAGTATTCTTTCCATAGTTCTTCGTGACACATTTGCTCTACTACACAACGTCGTTACTGAAGGATAGCATGTCCTATTCTTATCAGCGTAGGTACAAAGTAATGCATACACAGCTTTAGAACGCAAAGATAAATCAGAATCTTGAATAACATCAGCATCCACGAAACCGAATTTACTTTGTTTCATAGCTTATTAATCTACTAAAAAATCTAGTAAGTCTAGTTCAAGTTGACGATAATTAAAACTATAATCATGAGATTCCTTTTCTTGCTTACCACTTGGTACAGCTTGAAACTCTACTTTCACTGGATCAGACTCAGTTATATCAACACCAACAACTACACCTTTAACTTTACCTTGGAACAGATTATCACCCTCTACAAATTTGGTCTTATCAATACGCCAACCCGGTATATAGTCTAATTTTATTAGAACATGATCACCAATTTTAAAAGGTGATATTTCTTTTACACCACAAAGACTCATATAGACATGAGAACACCCTTTAGGAGTATGTTTAAGATTACTTATTATAGCTTCTGCTATTATCTTTTTATGAGGTGAGTTTATGATATTTGCTAGAGCTACCTCTAGATCAGATACTGATATATTAACAGTAAAATAATCATCTTCCATGTTTACATTTTTGTACTGAGTAATCAGTAAGTTTAACAATTTTTTGTTTAAATAAAAAATAGACAACCACAGGATAGTATACACCTGTGGTTGTGGAGTTCTGTTGCCAGGGCATATCTCCATGCCCCCGAATCTTAGTCAATGCGTATACGCTGGTAGCGGTCGGTCATGACAGTATCCATCATCAACTGTCTAGGTGAATAGATTTCACCTTTCAAGATTGACTTCAGGATAGCCGGACTAAACCCTGATACAAGTCCAATGCCTTTATCTCGTATCTGTGCTGGAGAGTTACTCATCCTACCATTCACATTCCAGAATACGATCTGTGGTACTGTATACCCATGTTCGGCATACTTTTCACGTATCATATCTAAGTTTGTGCGTCCTCTATCAGCCTTGTCAAACTCCATATCAGATATGATAAGTAGTTTGGTAGGCATTTCGGACTCAGGAAGTTTCTCTCTAACAGCACTTGTCAAGATAAGGTCAAAGACTGCATTAAGGTTAGTGTTCATACCCCAATCTGCTCTTCGTAACTGACTCATCCTTTGTGATAAAGTACCTTTTAAGTACTCCATCTCAGGGGATTGTGAGAAAGTTATGAACGCATCCTTGAATATACCACGATTACGCTCAGAGATATACAATCCCAAGCTAACGCTTACATCCATAGGCAAACCTTCCATACTACCGGACACATCACATACAGGAAGAATCCTTTCTGTGCTGTCCATCATATAGTCAGGTAGGGCATTCCACTGAGCTTCGACTGCTGCTTCATCGTCTTGATTCATCATAGCTTTATAAAGCTCATGAGGAAATAGAACAGAAGCATTGATCTTAGCTTTACCGGCATTCACATCCTCGATAAACTTAGCCATACGTTCACCATCGTGCTTAAAGAACGCGTTGCGATAACGGTTCATAGCTATACTTGGAACGTGACTAAATTCGATACTGGACCACTGTTTAGCACACATAGGCGTCTCCACTACATAGGTCATACTCACAAGTAACTTACGCAACTCTTTAGGAGTTACTTTCATAAACTTGTGCATGGCAACAAACCATGGACCTTTACGTGGAAACCACTTTGCTAACAGCTTATCTTGTCTCTCGGTCAACCCACGCATTAACCAATCAAGGGTATTTGCATTAGGTTTCTCGATTACGAAGATATCTTTCCAGTACCCGAACTCCGGGATATGAATCGCAAGTTGGTCAGCTACATCAGGATAGTTAGCACAGATATGCTTCATAATAACCTGAAAGAACCGACGCTCACCTGCACCACCACGGGCATCTCTAGACCAAAAGAGTATCTTGGCTGCAAGATTAGGATCTTGACCAAAAGCTCTTTCGAACACTAGGATGATGTCCCGTTCACTCATGTTCCTACTAGCACCTGCTAGGAAGAACATATCTAGACAATAGTCTAGGGAGGTAGAGTGAGTTACTGCTCCATTTGCTGTCACGCTGTTATAGCCGCGTGTTGCGTTGATAAGGTTGTTCATGGTGTATGGGTTTTGAGTTTAGTTTTTGAGTTTGAAAAATTTGGGGAAACCCACCACCCTTTTAAAGGTGGCAGGTTTTGAGTTTGTAACAGGATACGGTGCCCACCACAATTTACTTGTGAAGCAGGTTTCCCCGGTTTAACTTATAATTTATAGTTTATAAGTTGCTGATGTATCCTTTAACTCGGTTTGCGGGATGCCATTTTTACTTTATACAAAAAGTTAATAAGTGCTGTTAGCATCCCTTAAAAATCTTATAGATTCTGCCTAACTTACTGTTATTCAGTTAGACACGGCTCTATATGCCGGTGAGTTCGCACGAATGGCGTGTACTCACAAACTTCATGCATTGCAGACACAAAGATAATAAATCTATGTGTTTCGTCCCACTAGGACTCATCAGTGCAATTTTATCCCTCTGCACTCAGTTGTAATAGTTTTAGTCTTATTGTGCTATAACTATCAGAGCAAGACTCTACAATACTTGCATTACAACTGCTCACCCTTGGATGAGTTAATGCAAAGGTTCATAAGACCACTTATATCCATAAGCAGTTTTACTATTATTTTTAGCTGCTTTTGATAAGCAGGTGGTTTTATAATTTAGTTTTCTTTCTATGTCTTTCATACAAGACCATTCTTTAACAAATACTCCATCAAAAGTATATTGGTACAGTTTTTTAGCCTTACCATGTTTAGAACCAGAGAACATTTCAGAGAGTTTTTTCTTTGTTTCTTCTGTATGATTAGGTCTATTACCACCCTTATTAAGATTAAGACCTTTATTCTGATCTTTCCAGTAGCATTTGAAATAAGCAATCCAATACTGTTCACGAGAATCTGCTATAGAAGTATCTATCTCTTCTATTATCTCAAAGAGATGATTATTAAAACCATACTTTTTTAAAGAGTTATGGAGTCTGTACTGAGTTCTACAGTTTAAAATCCTGTAATGATTAAGTCTTTTTCTGTAATCTTTGGTTTGACCCACATAAATTTTACCTGTAGGACTTGTAATCTTGTATATTGTTATCATGCTACAATATACAACAAAGTTCCCAAAGGTCCAAATAAGATTTCTCTTATCTGAACCTTGGGAGATGTTGTTCCCTCTGCACTTTGATCATTGCTGATCTCATCACCCTTGGGAGACTGATATGTAGGTTGATGTCCTACCGCATATATCAGTGTGGTTTCACATCTTATATCCTATAGTTAGGCACAGAACTAGTAGTAGTTCTTTTATAAGAAGTCTTCACTTATCCCAAGGATGAATGTGCATTAGGAATTTGTTTTTATTCTTTGAGACCTGTAAATTCCGGGACTTTTATTATCAAAAGTCCATCTGAATCCATAAGCACTAACTTTTGTTTTTACAGAATTACCAATAACTGTAGAAGAATGACCTAATTCAGTTTGGATATCACGTATACAATTCCAAAGTTTTATAAAAGTACCATCAAAGTCCCACTGATATATTTTTTTAGCTTTATAATGATGTCTTCCTTTTATACCAGGAGTTCTTTTACCTCCAGGTGTCATATTCATACCTTTCTTTGTACCAAATGACTTATAGTGATTTATCCAGTAGATTTCTCTCTCATCACCAAGGCTTTTATCAACTTTTTCTATTATCTCAAATATGTGATTAGTGAATCCATATTTTCTTAATGAGTTATAGAGTTTAGTCTGCAGCTTACAAGTATTTCTTTTGTAATCTCTGATTCTAATACTGAGATTAGTAGTTTGACCTATGTAAATTCTTCTTGTTGGGCTTGTTATCTTGTATATTGTTACCATGTTACAAAGATACAAAATAATTTATATCCACGTGAGTTATGGTGCATTCCGATATAGCTGAGTAGGAGTGTCATTACCGTACTACCATTAAGGGACTTACCTCTGTCCCACACTATTTATTATAAATCTTTCTCGTGGTTAGTTTCTACAAGAATCTCTTCCACGACTTTACCGTCAATAAATCTTCGTACCCAAGCATTGGATATCTCTGGGTCTCTTTCTACCTCGAACTTAAGTTTAAAATAAGACTCTTCAGTTTCAAGGGTTCCAAACTGCGTTCCTGAACGATTATGTAATCTTAATCCATAGGAACCAAAAGGATTCTTGCATTCTCTAAGTTCCCAATTACTTGGGTCATTAAGAGGTTTGCTTCTATCTTTAAGAGTATGTGAGTGGTAATAACCACACTGATGACAGTGGGTATACTCTTCACCGGTCTTGTAATAGAAGTCATTTGATGCCTCTGGACTTTTGCACACAGGACAATCAATGTTGTCTATCACACTACCCATAGCATTAGAAGCTATAGTGTTTGTGATAGAACGCTGTCCTGTTAGTCTTGTTGAAGCTAGGACATCTGCTTACTGTACTTTTCTCGGAAGTACAACCGATTAGGAATACTACGATTCCTGTAAGGATGATGATTTTTTTCATTGTTTTTAGATTAGTTTATTTTTTCAGAATACGTCATTTTTGTCGTAAGGATGCGACATATTTGTCGCGACTAATAGGGTATAAAACCCTCGGAAACCCTTTATTCATAAGAGTTTCCAAGGATTGTAAAGGCTCCTAACAATACTATATAACAGTATAATATTATATATGGTAGTGTTATATGCGTCAAATTTGTCGCATACATACCTTACTACCGGTGTTGCTTATTATAAGCGATAATATAACTGTAGGTACTGTATAGGAAGATGAGAGCGGATATGAGTAGTAGTAGATAGACGATATCCTGTTCGTAAGCGAACTTGTGGATGTCTATTAAACTTGGTCTGCAGTCCTCGGTATCAGCGATACCAAGGAACCAACAGAACAAGATTGCTACCTCATACACCAAAAAGGTAATGCTTGACTTAATAAGTGAAGCGAATAAGATGATTAGGTAATGTACTGGTTTCATATACCGAGTATTTCTTCTTCGTCATCGAAGAGGTTGTTTAACTCCTGTGATTCGTTGAACTGGTTCGCCATATCACCGTTCATCCGTGGAAGGGAAAAGGTATAATAACTGTGGTAGACCCATATAGGTATACCGGAGTTCTCTACCTCCCGTATAAAGGCATCATACTCTAATAGGAAGTAATGCTCTTCAGTAAGTGAGTGTTCTTTAGCCATATAATGAGACTACGGTTAGTTTGTGTGGTGGTTGAGGACTGATGGTTAAGGTATGAAAAAGGTGGGTGTTAGGTAAGCGCTCATAATCAAGCACTTACGTAAACTTTTCTCACACAAGCGATACTCAAGGACTTATAACACACGGAGTAATGGGGCGCTTCGCGCCCAAGTCACTGAGTAATGTTCCTATAAAGTAGTGAGTAAGTTTAAAAAGAAAGGAAAGAGAGCTATGCTCTCTTCCTTTCGTAGGGTCAGCGTAGGTTATACGCCGTCAAGTCCCTCAGCTTGTTCCTTTGCGGGAACACTTTCAGGAGTTGGTGTAGACGCAGGTGCACTACGCTTAGTGAACGCACTCTTTATCGACGCGATCATATCGTCGGCGAGACGGTCTGCAAGTTTGTCCGCAAGTACGTCGTTACCTACACGGTTCAACGACTTAATCTTTTGGGACACTGCACGCTCAACCTCGTTGTTCACACGCCACTGACCGTCCTTACCACGAACGATGTTGTCGCCCAAATCGGTAGACCAAAACAGTGGTGCCTTGGTAACCTCGTGGTACTGAATACCTTTTGGTTTAGACGCTTGGTCGGCTTCGTACTGAGCGATAGCTTCAGTCGAACCGCTACAACCGAATACGTATACAAGATTTCCGTTCTTGTAGTATTGGTTTACTTTTGTGATTTTCAAGTTAAGACCTGACGGAGTTGCTGTTGTTGTTTCCATAGTTGTTTTGTTTTTTGGTTTATATTTATTTTTGTTGTAATAAAGGGTTAAAGGAGAACCTCCCTAAAAGTGATAGAGGAGAACTGTGCGGAGGGAAAAAGAAAAAGCGCGTTAGCGCTTTTCTAAGTTGTTTACACTTTCAACAAACTCGTCTACTCTTTTGATAGTGATTTCGAAGTCACAAAGTAATACCTCAAGGAAGTCTAAGTCCTGGTCGTAGAGGAAGTCGAATTCCTCAGTAGATAAAGGTCTCTTGAGTAGGTATCGTTGAGCTTTGTTGATGTCTTCGATGTAACAGATTTTTGTAGTCTGTATATCAGTGTGTGTTTCGTGTATCATATTTATAATTTACGGATTAATAATGGGTTATAAAAATAAAAGTAAAAGGGAGCGTTAGCTCCCTAATACTATTCACACACCAGTGTCCTCTGGTTCCAATCCGGAATGCTACACTCGCCGGAACACTTTTCCATAACACCTGTCTTCAGTGTCATGTACTTGGTATTACCTGAGTCATACTTGCATTCGAACTCCTTGTAGTTCTCTAGTGTAACACCGGCAACATCTACAGTACTCGGTACATAGAAACTCTTAGTTTTCTCTGACTCGTACGAGTAGTGTACAAGGTTGTGCCACTCGTCTATACTAGTAACGGTATAGATTACTTTGTCACGATCGTTTCTGAACCGTTGCTCACCGATAGGTATGTTATATGGTTCATAGATACCACACATTTTTTCTACTGCGAGTTCAGCGTTAGGTGTCATACTTGCTATCTCAAGTAGTGTATCAGCATTAAGTGTTGGATACTTTGCCTCCAACAGGGCTTTCATAATTTTGTCCATAGTGTATAAGTTTTAGATATAATGATGGGTTAATAAAAAAAAGAAAGGTGTTAACCTTTCTTCTTCCTGAGTATAGACAAGTATGTCTTCGGGAAGTTGGCATCTTGTCCCCAAGGTAGACACGACAGTACTATAATATAGTATTCGTGTCTCCACTGGTTAAGATGTTTCTGTGCCTCACTGCTGGTGACACACTCGATAACGGATTCCCATTCCGGTGAATCTATTATGTTAAAACCGATATTCTTTTCCATAAGTAATTTACTGTATAATAATGGGTTACAAAAAAAACAGAGGATTACTCCTCTGTCTTATAGTATAAGTTTTGAAGCTCTCGTTGTATATCACGAAGCTCTGTGATTATAGGCATTTCGAAGGTAACACCTTTAGCCTCATACTCTTTAGTTAGCCTTTCGATTCTTACGTCAAGCATTTCCATGATTAATAATAGTGTGTTGTTGTCCATAGTATAATTTTAGCATTAATAAAGGGTTACTACACAAGAAAGTAAAAGCCCCTAAGGGCTTTACTTTCAGTTGGGTTTCTCCCTATCCCAAGATATCGCGTCAGCGTAGCTTGAGGATATGGTCCCGTCAGGGTTGATGAAGAGTGTTTTCTTAACTGTCTTCTTTGGTGCAGCGCCGAATACTTCCTTCTTCGGTGTTACTTTCTTTGGTTGTTTTTTCATATAAGGTATTTTACTTGGGATGATGGGTTATATCTACGGTTTTAAAAAGAGAGACGTTAGTCTCTCTTTGTGCGTCATGATTCGCGGAAGCAGATGAAGTTTACGCAATCTAGATTCGCGAAGCATGTGATGCGGATCATCTCTTGAGCTTGCTCACGAGTGAGTCCGCAGTGTGTTTGTTTGTAATCGCGACCGAAGATGAATATCAAGGTCCAGCGATTCTTTTCGTGTGTGTGGTTCATAAAATATTATTTTATGAAACATGACGGGCTATATACACTATAGAACAGCCCTTTCTATGTGTTAACATAGAAAGATGAGCGTCCGGTGCGTTGGGAGAAGACATGTGTGTGAGCAGAGACAGCAGTTCGACGAAGGAGAACTCTGTGACAGCAGACCAAGACGACAGTCTTGGAAAAAGAAGAATTCTTTTTCTACGAGCATGGAATGCGAGTAGTCTGCTGGAACAGACGGGGGTACTCCCCCGGCTGGCGAGAGGGTGGGGG